ACTGAAGTTAGTACTTAATGGTAGACTTGCATCTCCACCGAAGATCTGACCAGTAGCAAAGTCAATCTCAGCACCAGTGAATGATACTCTTAACGAGCTCATCTGCTGTGTAAGTGTCTCGCCTGTGAATGTAACGCGGTCAGATCCGGTAATACGGACTCTGTGCTGATTGCCGGCTGTCTTGGCAATCATGCGGAACATACCTAAGTACTTATCGAATTCCTTATCGTGTCTAGCGATAGCATCTAATGCTCCTTCGCTATCAAGCTCAATCCTATTGACTGAACCGCGAGCTGCATAACCAGGGTTAGAAGTAGTCTCATCGACACCGCTTCCCAGCAAGGCTCTGTTCTGTATAGACAGTCCAGCATCAAGCTCTTTGCTTTCGCCTTCTTGTAACAAGAACGAATGTGTTCCTACGATTACAGCTGTTCCAGTTCTACGGGCAATAACAACTGTATTAGAGTCAGCTGTTAAGGCAGCAATAGCAGATGTATTGACAGTGAGTGAACCACCTGCGCCTGATCTATTGATCTCTACGTACGCAACATCGCCATCATTGGTAAGTGTAATGTTACCAGTAGGGATAAGGTTAACACTCTCTGCCAATCCAGGAATCTGGATATTAGCATTAGCTGACCAAGCAAGGTTTGGCGCTCCAGGTGCCAATGGAACAGATGTACCACTGACAAGAGCATACATACTAGCACCAGAAGAATTACCCCATGTAACACCAAAATCAGTACTAAACTCAACAGTGTTTGCTGGCGTATATATTCCAGAGTTGTCGGCATATGCAACTAAGCTAGAAAGATTAGCCCCTGCAATTGGTCTCATGATGAAGTAGTATTTAGTTCCAGCAACAAGAGAAACAGGCGTTGTCATCGTAAATGTAACATCTGTCTTCGCGTTTGGAATACCTGATATACTAACTAGAGCCGATGAATCTAACGTTACACCTGGTGTTCCACTATTATCAGCCATTGTATCAACAGTTAGATTTCCTGTTGCTGGACCACCGTTCTGTAACCTAAAAGTTATGTTTGTTGCTGTGAAAGAAGTTGGCGCAACGAAGGCCATACCGAGTCTATTCTCACTGGCAAAGTTACCAGTAGAGATGTTATCTCTAGCAGTTGCAATGTACTGAGCGTAGACAGGACCAACAGCGCCTGTTGCATTCACTGTAAATCTTAGATCATCAGTGGGGATTGTGGTCCAAGATGCTCCACTGTTGATAGACTGAACTACTTGTCCACCAGCATAATCGCTGGTCGTATATCCTTCAACATTCAATGCGCCAGCAGATAGATTTACTTGAATTGCAAAGTGATATACAGTTGCGTTTGTTACAGCAATAGGAGACGAGAATGTTGCACGAGTTGGAGAAGCAGGTGCGCCTAAAGCGTATATAGTATTTAAGTTAATAGTGTTGCTAGTTGCAAGAAGTGTTCCAGGAACACCTGCATTGTCAGCATACAGATTAACGACTGCAGTTCCTGCGGCTCCGCTTTGTCTAGATATATAGACATCAACACTAGTTATATTTCCAGCTGCAACAGTTGTAAAGCTATTTCCAACCAAGAATGTATTGACAGGCATAGAGAAGGCAAAGGACGAGCCAGGGCCTTGACTATACGCCTCATTAACATATCCATCGCCACCAGACGCGGTAACACTCCAATTTCCACCACGAATCAACTTAAGATTGCGATCCTGAGCTTCAATCAGCGTGTCGTATCCTGGGATAGGAGCTGGTGCACCGGATGCTACATTGAATCCATCCCAGATATAGATGCTTGTATCAGAAAGGCGAGAAGCGATAACAAAGATGTTCTCATCTATAACAATAGCTGATGTCAGTGCTGTTGAGATCGTAGGCGTACTATTCGCATTCCTATTGATCATCACGTAGGCAGATGAGTTAGCTGCTAATGAGATACCACCAGAAGACGGTAGAGCAACTACAGCATTACCAGGACTTCCGGGCTGTAATATAGTAAGTGTTGCGCCAGGACCTTGGAAGGTGATTAGCTGGTTGCTGCCGCTTGTTGTATTAGTAACAGTCGTTAGATTGGCAGGAAGATATTTAACAGTCTTATCTTGAGCCTTGTCTGCCATCATGGCAGTGAGATTACTCAAACGCACTGTGACATTATCGTTCAGTGCACTATTGTAGTTCTCGGTGCCAAAAAGCGTATTATATCCACCAGCAAGATGATAGTCAGGATATAGTTGACTATCTGAAGTCATCCCTAAGAATGCTTTAATGTTAGATGCGAGTTGATCGCCGATCGTGCCGCTTTCACCTTGTACGAGGTTGAAAGAACCAGCCTCAGCACGAACCATAACAATGGCTTGTGCAGAAAGACCGACAGCTGTTTCTGTAGCATGAGTGGCGCCAATAGGAATTGTATAGGTTGTAGCATTTCTAACGCTTACTTGAACAGTTCCGTTGTAGTTTACAGTACCAGAGATTATAACAGTATCGTCTGTTGCCAGCCCGTGGTCAGCATTTTCTTCTATAATTGTGCCAGCTGCATTCATTCTAGCTGCTGTAACGATAGTTGCGTAGAACGCGCTAGCAACTCCAAGTTCATCTGGATATACAGTAGAGATGCCAATATAGAATGTAGTAGAGCTAGCAACCTCACCAATAACGAATGTACCGTTATAGCCAGAGTGCGCAGATCCTGAGATAGTGACCCTATCTCCATCTACTAGACCATGTGCACCAGTTGTAGTAACTAATGCTTTAGACCCATCGTTGGCTGTGATATTGATATTTGCAAGTGTTGTAGTTGTAGCAGAAGCAATAGATACGATAACATCAGATCTTAAGGCAAGCCAGCTGAAGTTTCCACCAACTGATGCAAGAGCTGCGTTATTTCTATTAGATATAACAACGTCTGTTGCCAGATAGTTGCCCTTGTCGTAGCGAGCAATCTCGTTTCCTGTAGATCCAGCATACACTGCGCTGATAGTTACAGACTTAGCATTTGCAGCAGTTGTAGGCGATCCACCGGCATTTACGCCAGTCCAGAACTGCTCAACCCGTACATAGTACTGGTTGATATCGTTAACCTTCTTGATCCAATCGCCAAGGCTTAGATTAGCGAATAGACCAACAACTCCACCAATCGTATTTACATACGCTTGACCATTAGTCCAAGCAACAGGCTGATCTAAGGAGTTAATAGGTTGATTTCTTATCAGATCAAGATAAGCTACTTGCTCATCAGCCAATGTAATACTTCCAGCTCTTAGGAAGTAGTAGCGAGGATCTTCAGCAAGCTTGATCTTGATGTCTTCTGTCCAAGTAGTTAAACCTGGAGTGCTTGCGCTGTGAACCCATTGACCTTTAGATTGAAATGTAGTAGCTAAGGCGTCTAAGAATATAGATATAGTGCTAAAGGTAGATGCATCATCATACCAGTGAACAGTACCACCAAGCTCTTTCAGCTTGCTCATGATAGCGTCCATCCATTCCTTTAGGGTCTCGATGTTCTTATCGGCACCTTCGAATGGATTAACTCCACCAGCCAACATCTGGACAGGCGGCTCACTTCTCTGATAAGGAGAAGTAGGGAGCGATCTCCAGTTGTAATTAGCATAAGGGTTCGGACTTACGCCACCAGTTCCAAGACGGAACATAAGATCGCGAGAGTCTTCGATTGCTGTAATCGTTACGGCACCAACTGTAATCGCAGCAATAGGTATTGTGTTTGCTGGGAATGATCCAACAGACACGCCTACTTGACAGCCTAGGACAGATTCGGTATTAACGTTCTGTGAGAACTCGCCGCCAACACCACCGTCAATATCTGGATCCCAGAAAGCGCGTGAGTCAGCAGAGCTATTGAATGTAGTAAACGTAAGATATACATAGTTAACTGCATTCTGACGTAGTTCAGGTACTAGTGGAAGTGAGTTGGCATTGCCTTCAGGTAGTCCAACAAAGAACGGACCAGCAGGACTTCCTGGATAGAACACGACAGAGTCTGCAACTCTAATAGAACAGCTCTGAGTACCGATCGCACTTCCTGGATCAATTACGTCAAAGCCCTTGAGAATATAAGGAGTTGTGTTGCCTACTAAGCCCTGCAAGAGGTACTTAAAGTCGCCACCGGTGTATGAATCAATGCTAAGCAAATCTGGAAGATCGAGACGCTCAGCGCTAGAGACTAAAAGTCTACCTAAAACAGCCATAACTTAATTATACTCCAATTGGTCTTAGCCACTAAAAGGTTCCCCTGCGCCAAGGCCTTGCTCGTTGTAGACGTCTAGTACACCATACAGCTGCTCTGGGTAATTAATCAAGAAATTGACAAATATACCAGAACTTTTGACTGAAGTGATAAGACCTTCTAAGATCACCCTAGCCGCAGACGGATCTGTGATATAAGGAGGATACTCGGTAGCATGTCCACTCATCGCATGCGGGCCCATCGTCTCAATAAGCACCATTGCGGATCCGATTGAATGATTGAACTTAAAAGTATAGGACGGGTCAAGGGCTATAGTATCATCTGTTGGCTTGTACAGGTATCGTACTGGTCCTTCTTGACTTTCTAAGCCATAGTCAAAGATAAGGAAACCACCAGTTGACGGGATAGTGTTAGGTCCTAGGTTAAGCAAACGCACGATCTTACCGGCCTGTATTGTATCCGCCGTAGTACCCATATCTTGAGATAGAACGAATGGCGCACTTAGATCCCAAATATAGGGACCAATGATTCTGCTAACTTTATTGCTTATTGCGTTAGTTACATATACTACAGAGCCAGTAGGAGCTAGACCAGGGATCTCATATCGAACAGTTCCTGCAGTAGTTGAGGTTCCGTCAGATCCAATGAGATTATATGTGAATTGATTTCCGCTGACGCTTTGAACAGTAAATCCGCCGTCTAGGCTTTCGCTAAAACTATATGGAGCGCCAGTATTGTTGCCGGTGGCACCTTGAGTCATAGTCACTGTTGTTCCTGCAATAGCAAGAACATATGTAAGTGGCAGAATATTAGGTCCAGCAATGAGCATACCAGGTGCCACAAGCGCTAGTCCTGTACCTGCTAATGCTGTGATCTGATTAGATCCAGTTGATGTATTGCCAGTAAGCGCTTGACCCGCTGGAGTAATACCTGAAGAACCAGTGATAATAATCTCATCTCCAGGAGATATGCCGTTTGTAAGAGCTGCAGTGGTTCCTGTAACTACATTGCTTGTTCTTACTAAAGAAGTCATAGTGTATTCATTTGTGGATGCTAAAGCAGGCAAATTAGGTGTTATTCCTGAAAGTGTGTTGCCTAGAAAACTTACCGCACCGGCTGTTGTATTAGCCGTTGCCGCATGCGACATACCTACAGTAGATCCAACAATACTAGTGATTGTAGAGTAAGGTGGAACACCAGTCATACTGACCTGTTGATTTACTACTAGACCTACAGTACTAGCTAGATTTGTTATCTGTAAAGATCCAACTGCAATATCACCTGTTGTAGTGAGTGCAATCCTACTAGCATAGGTATATCGCTGCAGCTGTGGAGCCATCAGTCTCGTATTCATATCCTGTGATACGACTACGTTCTCTGAAGGAGTGATTATGTGATTCTGTCTCTCTAATATAGGTTGCAACCAAAAAGAACCAGATGCAGGAAAGTTTGTAGCGTCTGCTACACTTATAGATGTATTGCTATTATATACAGAAATTTGACTGAAAGCACCGTTTATATGCGCAGATCCTGCCAGCGATCTTTTAACAACTGGAGGAGACGTAGGCATCTCAACAGAGATCTCACCTTGATTAACTTCCCACGTCATAGCTCTTCGTGGGTTCAAGTAGGCTACATACTTATTAGGTCTTAAGAACTTGCTCTGAGTAGAGTCAGTCTGAGTATATACACCAGGAACCGCGAATAGATTAACAAAGGTGATCTGATCGTTTGCAAGATCTACATTTGTAATAGGAAAAGACCCGACATTTCCTGCAGGGCCTGGTAGATTCAATACGACAACGTCGCCGACCTGGAGGTTAGCAATACCAGGAGAAGCGCCTGCTGTATGTTGTAAGGTCACGTCTTGACCGATCTTAGTGAGAGTCCATTCTGTATCGCTTCCCAATCCAGAGGCAGTAATG